CATTGTACTGAATCTCCATATAACACCCTCCAAATACCTCAATATCCAAACAAGCTTTTTTAAGTATCTCATTGCAGTTCTCATAAGGGTTTGCCTGTAACACTTCATCAAATCCTTTGCCGGTAATGTAGTTGACCTTACCTAAAACAATACCATTATGTTTACTGCTTTTATTAAACATATTAAGCAGCATATTTGGAAACTTATTATCCTCTCCAAATAATACCCATCCCTTGTTAGGCAGCTCCTTCATTACAGGAACCTTCACATCTGCAAACTTTATAAAAGAAACACTATGTCGCATCATATACTTTAAATGTTGTTGGATTATCGTATTTCGTTGTCGTTACATCCTGACCATCTGATAAAAACATTAATCCCGTTTCAACTATGGCGCCAGCATTCGCCTCAATCAAATTTGATGGGCTTGCCTGCTCGTAGATCGTATAGGTAAACCATCCCTCATCCTTTGTGGCAAAGTATGTATTGACCACTACATCAAACTCATTATACCTATCTTGATATAAACTCTGATCGGCTGAATTAACAAGCACAAACTTAACCTTTTCATTCGTTATTCGCGATTGAAAAACACAAAGAAAGTTAGCATCCAAAATGGTTTGCTTCTCCTTTAATGTAAGATAAATAGTATCCGTTTGTCCTTTTGTAAACTTTATCATTCCTTACATAAATACTATTAAACAAAAACGCCCGCCTATTTCAGGCAGGCGCTTAACCGTTAATCTTCTATTTTTATCCAGCAGTTTCAAGAGCTGCAGCAACACCGCTACTTACTTCATAAAGTTGATCGGGTTCTTTACCTACAAATACGAGGCTATAACCCGAACGATCTCCAAATGCAGTACCGCTTCCGCTTGTAGATCCACTCATATCCAAACCTCTTTCCTTACCGAGCATCCAATATTTATTATTATTATCCTTTACAACTACAATAACAATATTTTGTGCTAACAGTTTTAATTCAGTATTGATAGCGGCAGAAAGTTTGTTAACTACGATGGTCAAATTTTGCTCAAAGAACAAAGTACCATTCTCAGTTGATACAGTTGGATTGTGAGTGAACGAGCCAGTTTCTTTTGGCATTTCGTACTTCCAGAATCTTTTACCTGAAGCCTTAGTAAGTCCAGTTACAACACCCGAAGAGGTTGCCATTGTACTAACATTAGCCTTTTCAATAAAATAGACTTCGGTTATCCCCCCCGCCGAGTCCTTACAGTCTAATGTGTAGCCCTGGGTCAAAGCACAGCTCATAAAAATTTTTTTATATGTTTAAAAAAGGGCGGCTATTGACCGCCCTATGTTATTAATCAATTACGCTTCGAAACGAACCACCTCATCAGGGAAGGCTAACTGCACACCCAGTTTCAGGTTGGCAGAAAACTTAACGTTTCTATCGTCTTGAGAGTACCAAAGTTCAAACTGATCTTCTTCGCTGATCAAATCGACGCCTAAGAAGATATTTGACATTCTCATCGCGTAGATATCGTTAGTACCGTTCAAACCATGCACAGGAACAACTTTGTAAGAAGTACCGGGTACTAAAAACTCAGAATCGATAGCGTTGTTTGTTGAACCGGGATTGTAGTGGAACAAATTCAGATCCACATACTTCTGAATCAACAGAGTGTAAACATCCCATCCGCAGAAGATACGAACATCAGCCTTACCTTTAACGGCTGCAGGAAGAGCATTGATAACCGCAAGAACGGCTTTTTGTGCTTTCTCCATTGTATCGATACCTGTGATAGGCGCGCCTGATCCGTAGAATCCAGTTACGTTCGCGTTTATAGAAGTACCTGCATCAGCGATATGCTGACGAATACCTTTAAACTTATTCAAAAGTCCGTTAGTGCCACCGTAACCTGAACCAGTTGCAGTCCAGATAGCAGTTTCCAAAGCCTCTGCAATCTTACCAGCCTTACGTGCTGTGTATTCATTTGCAAATGCGATAGTATCGTAATTTCCGCCTGCAGGTAAAGCCTTCTGAAGATAAACAGACTCAAGATCTTTAGGGCATAAAGTTTCCTGAACCTTTACTTTACCTACAGTCAAAGTACGCTGAGTAAATTCAGTAGTACCTGAAGAAAGGAATCCGCAAGAGGAGTCATCTTGAAAGAATACATCTGTATCCATTCTGTTAACTGTTTGGCTGGATTTTACACCAGTCATAACATTACCTTCAGAAAGGATAAGTTGTTGTGTACGTGCCTCAAACAGCGAAGCACTAACGAGTAATTTCTCGTTTTGTTCTGTGTAAGCCGTAAGGCCTGTAACTAAAAATCCCATTTGATTTTATTTTTTAAATTGTGAAACGAATTGAGAATAAGAACGAATTTTATCAGACTTAGTTTCTGATGAATGTTTTTTGAAGTTGTTAGGTACTTCGGCAGGCGCTTGTGAAGGCACGTTTACCAAAGTATCTACCAGTTGAATCAATCCCTGCATGGCCTCAGATTGTTTACCGAATGCAGCCTTTAAACCATCATAATCGGATTTTAATGCTGAAAAGTTAGATTCGTAAGCGGAGAATTTACCCTCCATCTCAGCGATCTTCTTCTTCATTTCCTCATCTTCTTTTTTCTTTACATCTTCGGCACTTTCAATCTCGATCTCCACTTTATCTTCTTCAACTGCTTTGGGCATGATTTCAGCGATAACACCACCTTCGCCTAAAACTATTTTGCTACCATCGGCTAAGGTATGCTCACCAACAGGCGCAGGGCTACCATCTTCGAGGGTAACCATTCCGCCAACTTCCAACTTATCAATCATTATCTTAGTTCCATCTTCCAAAGAATAGGAAGGAGTAGTGGCTGTTTCTTCCTGAAACACCAACTTTTTAACCTCTTGTAATAATTCGATCGGACTTTTCATAATCATATATACTTATATTTAAAATTTTTCCTCATTTTACTATGAAAGCAAAGCCTCAAAAGCCTTTCGCCTTGTTTCGTTTATGTCACTAAAATTGTAATATTTGTGACAATATTCTAACAATTTTGCACCTTGCTCATCCCTTAACTCCTTATCATTTACAAGCCTATCAATGTGCTTATTCCAGTCGGCCCTATCGTGTACATAATTCACTACATCTTTGGGAAAGCCTAAATATGGATGGACCGCACTAACCACTACAGGAACCGCTTTACCTGCAGCCTCGAGTATCTTTATATTCGACTTATATTTATTGAAATTGTTTTTTACCAAAGGGATAAGCATAATATCTGCATACTTAAATAGATCGTAATATTTAAAGACTTCCACTCCCCTGAATATTGTATGTGTTAACTTCTTATCATTCGTGAAGTAATTAACCATCCTATTCCAATAATACCGCTCCGTTTCATTTGAATCTGCATACCCACCTAAAATCATTTGAACATTGCCATTTACCTTTTTTGTCGGCCCTTCCAATATTTTTAAATCCTGATCGTGTGTAATGCCACCCGCCCAAAACAACTTTACCGTATCGGTTGCAACCCTTTCGCCATTAAATTGACTTTCCGCATAAGGAATAGCATTTGGGACCACTAAAACATTCGGGTTATGGACCGCCACCGCCTCTGCTAACCTTTCATGAGTGCAGGTAACTAAATCCGCTTCCCTCATATGATGTATTAGTTTTGAGGCAAATCCTGACGCATTAAACGAATCAAACATCAAATGGTCATGATTAAGAATCCAATAATCGTCTACATCGACCACTAATTTAAATCCGTACTTTTTGCGGAGATTAATAAGGTCATCTTTCTCCCATACCCTATTGATAAAAACAATATCGTATTTGTTTTCTTCTAACTCTTCTTCTGTAATGGTATCGGTAATCCTGCCATATTCTTTAGGCATAAAAGATAAAGGGAGCATGAGCCTATGGTAGCCGCATCCGCTAAACTTTTGGGTAAGTGCTAAAATCTTCATGTTTGGTTTGTTTGGTTATAAGAATATTTGTACTATCTCGCCTGTTGCTACATTGCCATTTTTAAAAGTTATCGTTTTGCTTATTGAATCAAATACAACATACCTCCTATCTGTTGAAACTGCATAGGTAAGTAAAAGGCCATCGATAAAAACAGAGGGAGGGTTTTCAAAATTATCATCCTGATAAGTCATTTCATTCAATTCATTAACGCTAAAAGTATAGATATCGGTAATTACATCTACATATGGCTGTATTGCTATTAAGCCCAAAGGAATCGGTTGTAAGTTTCCACTCATGCTTATAAATACCAAAAAGAAACCCCAGCCGTTGAAACAGCCGGGGGACACTTAAACCAAACCTATGAAAAACCAAACCCAAAACCAAACTAAATATCTGCCAGTAATTCACGCAATTTTGCAATGATTACGTCCGCACTTTGCCGCATCTTAATCTCAGTCATATCAAACATACCCTCCACGCTAAACCCTTTAAACGTGCCATCCTTAACCTTTGCCCATGTTTCGTCATTCTCAATCTTAGCACCTAAAAACCACGTTCCATCGGGCAGGTTTTCAAACTGCTTCATTTTAGGAATACCCTTACTTTCGTCTGCAATCCATGATTGAAAGAATGTTATCCCATCGACAAACTTAGAATGCATCTCATTTGCATTCTGTTGAAAGCCTTTAGCATAGAATTTTAAGGCTATCGTTTCAATAGTCTTTTTGTCAAAGAATACATAATACTCGCCCGTTTCGTCTTTACGATAAATAGGTAAGTCAGGAATCATGGCAGGCCCAATAACCACCCGCTCATCTTCATTAATAACCGAAAAGGCAAACTTCTTTTCTTTATCAATTTGCTGCAGTTTTCTTCCCGCCCATTCAATACCAGCATCACCGCCCCATGCTAACCACATCAAACGACCACATCCATCGCCTAACTCCTTTTGACTATTCTGCCGGTGACGTTCAAATGCTGCCATGCGAGCGATAGTATCGCGACTAATAGGTTCCCCATTTGCTAATTGGTTTGCCCTTGCCTTACCGACTGGAGTGCCACACGATCCCCACCCATTCTCATCGGCCCATCTTAAAGCGATCTTTGCGTTCTCAGATGCTGCCTTTGGATAGTCATCATAAGATTCCTGAAACTCCTCATCATTCATGTTTCTATTCTCCCACATTGAATAACAGATAGCCGCCGCTTGCTCATTATCTTTACCTTCATTAATCATATATTCAATACAACGAGGGATAAATTCATCTTGCGATTCAGTCGGCCCCGGCTCAACAAATTCATGTTTCTGAAAAGCAAAAAAGTTTTCCCCTATGGCTGGCACGTCAACTAAAGCGACTGCATTTACTTCCTGAATGGCCTCCTCATCTTCTTTGATGGTAAGCCTAAATAATGGTAATTTTTCCATATTATCCTAACCTTGCATTACGCTCAAGGTAAGCGTTTCTTTGTTCGTTATTCTGCATGTCGCTATTCAATATATACGCTCTCATGCTTTGATTACCTAATTGATTAATGGCCTGAGCATTTAAAGCCTGAGCTGTTACGGTAGGGGTAGGCTCTGCAGATACGGGCGCGCCACCACCACCTGCAATAGATGGAACCGCACCTCCACCACCGCCGCCAACTTTTGGAACCTGTACGGATGCAATCGCCTTAACTTGCCTTATCCCATTTGCAACTATTAATGCTGCCTGTGTTATCGCTATTGCCGCCCCAAAAGGATTCATTTTCTTTATTCCTGTCAAAGCCTGTGATGCAGCAAGATATGTGTTAATTGTAGCGGCGGCTATGGCAGTCGCTTTACCCGCTGCAGTTTCTTTACCAAAAATATCAGATATACCATTTAAAATTCCTGCAATATCGTTAGCCATCTTCCTACGGCTTTCGACTTCTGATTCATTGATTATTTTTCTCGTATTTGCCTCTGTGGATTGATTAACCGTAATGGCACTTTGTTGAGTAGCCATTTGAGGAACCATAGTCTTAAAATCTCCTAACTGATCATCTAACCCTTTTTTATTTTCTTTGGTAGTTTTATTTACTAAATCTTTTGACTCTTGAAATCTTAACCCTTCTATTTGGGATGTATCTAATCCGTATTTTTTAGCCTTAGCAATTAAATCTTCATATTTTTTAGTAATGTCAAACCTTTCTTTATCAAAGTCATCAAGCCTTAACTTTTTGCGCCTTTCATTTTCAGCTATTACAAAATCAGTAAACTGTTTCTCGAATGCCTTTTTTTCTTCGTTTAGTTTCTTTTGCTTTTCTGCCAGTTCTTTTGCGTCATCTTCTGCTAATTTCTTTTTACGATTAGATTCCTGAATATCTAAAACAGACTGATCATTTTTTAAATCCCTAAACTGTTTTAACTCCTCTTCAGATAACTTACCTTTTGCCTTTAATGTTTCTCTTAAATTATTTAACTCATTTTCAGATCTTTTTTTCTTTAAACTATAAACCTCATCTTCTTTACCCCCTTGCGCTTCGAGTAGTTTTATTTGTGCATCTATACCCTCATTTGCCTTTTTATTAGCCTTCGTAAACTTATCCAAATTTCTTTCGGCCTGACTCGTAATACCTACAAAGTCAGTAAACTTAGTTACTAAACTACCGACAAAATCCGCTATTGAGCTTAAACCCGGTATAAGGCGCATTACGGCATCCTTAACCTTATCAAAATTTGCAATAAGCAACCCTAAACCTACTGCTAATAAACCTACACCCGTTGCCATAATAGCACCCCTTAAAGTACTAAATGCAGTTACTACCTTTGTCTTAATAGTACCTGCTAACATATTGAATGAGTCCATTGCGCCGGCGATACCGCTAATTCCTTGCTGTAAAGCCATTGCGGATTGAACCTTTAAAAGAACCTTTTCAACTTCTTTACTTTCACTACCAAATAAACCAATAGCACCTTGCAAAGCCGAAAAACCTGCCACAGCACCCTGCAAAGCACCACCTAACGCAACAAACTTTTTATCTGGATTGAATGTATCTGCTAAAGCCTTAGCATCTCCCATCGCATCTTTTAAACCTGCAACCCTTTTAGCGGCATTAATAGCTTGTTCGGATGTTGCTCCAAACTTATCAGTCATCGCAATCAAATCGCTCGTTGCTTCCTTTATCGCTTTTCGCATCTGACCTACCGATGCAAATTCAACCTGTACACTTGCCCCTACCGTAGTATTAGCCATTATTAATTATTTTTAAAAGTTCAACCTTTACTAATTCGTTATTCGTGTAATCAAAATCTTCAACCTTATTCAACCTAAACCTTACCCCATCGATTAATATCGCTTTGCTGAAATCCAATTGAGCAATATCCAAAGGAGTCAAATGTACATAGCATGATAGTATCTTTGAATCCTTATCGGCTATTTCCGCAAGGTACTCACTCCAATAATCGTTAAATAGATTGTTTGTTGTATAGGTCGCAGGATCGAAGTAAATCTCATTAGCCGCCCCGAAGTTTATATCCTTTGTGGGGTTCACAGGATCGTCAAAATGGCCCGCATAACCATAGACGATTAATGTAGAACCGAGATTTGGGCTTGTTGTAGTTTTACCATTTCTTATAGCCCAACTATTGCAAGACATTTTTTTTGCCATTAATATCCTTATATTACTATCCATTAACTCCTCCTGATCTACTGCATTACCTTTTGACTTTTTATAAATAGCACCTACAACTTTATCGGTTCCACTATATTGTACAAGAGTTGTTGGAGAAAAGCCAACTTCTAAAGTTTGCTTATCTTTTGCAAATTGAAACTGCGTATCTTCAAGCCTATCTCCATAAGATTGATTAAACTTCTTTTTATAGCCTTCATTATAAAAATCATTATCTTCTTTAAACTTATATTCAAAGAAACGACCATTAAGCATACCCATAGGTTTTATCTGCCAAGGTTTATCTCTTGCAACCTTATGAGTCCAATCGATTGTTTCAGTACCGTAATAATCAATATAAGGTTCAATAACAAGATGCTTTTCTTTTTCTTTATCTTCTGTAATGTATAGGTTAAACATCTTTACAATCCATGTAAAAAAATCTTTTTGTAGTATTCCTTTAGGTATGGTTTGAGATATTTCAATATTGCCATTTAAAGTAATTTCAACCCAAGGATTTACAGAATTAAATATTTGAAATATTACATCATCATAAACTGCTGTAACACTTTCAACCTCGGGGTATCTTACCCTTATTTGTATAGTATCTCCAGTCACTACGGATATTACTCCTGAATCAGAATAAGTAAATTGTACACCATTAACTTCGCCCATACCAGTAGAATATATAACTGTTCCATTTTTTCTTATTTCAAATATCCATCCGGCATCCGTTAAACTTGTAAGTGTAAAAGTACCTACAAAAGTAAAATTAAAAGTCTGTGGCGTACCTCCAATATAAGTAAATATATTATTGCCCACATTTACAGTCCAATCCGCAGATAATGTTGTATTGTCATAAGTGATAGGTATATTTCTGCTATTTGTAGTTACCTGATTGTTAGTAACTCCTTGAACGTTATATGTTTCTTTTTTGAATATACCTTTTTGATTATTTGGAATGATTAACTTCTTAAAAAAGGCACTATCAAAAAAGGTACTTTCATAAGTATATCCTGCCTCCAAAAATATCTTATCAATATATTCTTTAACAAATAAAGCAGGCCTAAAAGTTAAATAGTTGTAGTCTTTTTTTGCTCTTAATACACCATAAATATCTACTGATGAATGTGTGCCATAGTCAATCAATGGGTAATAATATCCACTTCCATTAATTGTATCCCAACTGTTTACTATATTGTCACGATTGTAAACATGATTGTAAGCACTAAAATTTAATTGTTCTAATTTTCTACTTGATATATCTGCCATAAATCCGCCTAACTCCCCAAAGATTGCACCTTCATATTCAACTAAATCATTTTCTTTTACTATGTTTATAATCCTAAAAACACCCTTAATCAATAGCAAACCGTTACCCCTTAATTCAGCATCTGTTGTTTGCGCTACGTTAAAATTAGAACCAATATTGGCGTTTCCTGCTTTGTATTCATTAAAACTTCCTAAATCATAAATGAATCCTAATAATTTATTATTGTTTGCAGTTCCGGGAAGTATTATTGTTTTGCTAAATGAAGTATCCCTGCTGCCATATTTATTAATGTCATCAATATTAAAACTAAGTTGTATGCTTATATCCTGCCTTATATCTGCCTTAGACCCATTTAAATATAGTTCGTAAATCATCGGTATTGTGTATTTTGAGGGGTGCTGAATTCTATCGTTACGCTCAATGTTTCGGCCTTGTTTATCCTGTCATCTTTAAACTCATAATCAGTATCGGTAATTTGAACGGGATAGTATTCCGCATTCTCAGTTGAATAGTAATATACCTGAGGGCTGTTAATCAATTCAGATAGCCAGTTGTATTCGCCTGTGCTTAGAATGTCAGATGTAAGCATCATTTTCTCTTTGTACTTTACCGAATAGGTTTTCATTGATTCGTTATAAACGGCCCCCGACTTTTCAACCATGCTATTCCCAGATAACTGCCACCTCATCTGCTCAAACCTTTTCTTTTCATTCGACATCATAAGTTTACCATGCACGAACGTAAAGGAGTCATATCCGCCAAAAGCATTCAGGAAGATAAGCGTGTGTGTTTCGTATTTGGCGCATTTCCTATTGAATGTAAGCGTATCTAAATTGACGTTAATATCGTTCTCAAATTCAAATTTAATTGTGCCGCTTGTAGGGATGTAGCCGAATGTATAGGCAAGATTGTACTGACCTGATGTATTGTAAGTCTTGCCTTGTATTTGCGATCCATCGACATTCAAATATCTTGAGGATTCATTGACTATTAAAACAGTTGAAACGATAGGCTCGCCTGCATAATAGTTATTTTCTGAAGGCCTATTGGTTAAGAATACACCGCTTACTATCTCGCTTGTATATTTATCCCATTTAGATCGCTTATAGTTGTTGTATACCCGATAATTACCTGATGAGATATTGCCCGTAAAGTCAACCGTTCCACTGAATTGACCGTACTCAATACGATAATCAGTAAAGAAAATATCCGCCCCTAAGGTAACCTCATTCGTAAATGCTGACAGATTAAACGCTGGAAAGTTATAAGAATCCAATGCCGACCTTACGATATTGCCAACATCCAATACCCCTAACTTACTCGCACCTAATGGGCTGTTTTTTATCCTTGTTAAAAGTGTGCTATCCTTGTAAATGTCAAAGACATACTGAAAGCCTGCTAATTCTTTATCCGTACTTTCAACCACGTGCCACACCTCTTCATGTGCTGAAGTATATCCCGTTGGCGATTGATGTATTGTAATTCCCATTATGTTGGTATTTTAGAACCTTTTTTACTTTGTACTTCAGCTGCCATTTGCTGCAGATTAACCGTTATCGTTTTACCCAAAGCCTCACTCATCTTTACCCCGAAATCCCTAAACGTTTCCTCAAAAGCATCGGACCAAAAACCTGTTTCATATAACCCATCCCGCTTAATGCTTCGAGCAATAATATAAGCCAATGTTTGCCGGCCTTTAGTTGGATCTATTGCTTTACGCTCCCTACCCGTTCTGCCATACTTATTTACATCCTTTGCCGTAGCAGTTAACCTATTACGAATGATCCACTTTTCAATGGCAGTTACATGGCTTTTTGATGGGGTAATATATTTAAACTTGTAAGGTGATGTGCTATTCTTTGCACTACGACCTGCACCCCTCACACCCTTATCTACAAATTTATAATAATCTAAAGCTGTAAAGTTTATCGTATATCCATTCCGATTAGATACTATATTAAAGTCCAAACTATCAAGCAAATTGCTCGTTGTAACTGAATTAGTCTTATTCAGATTGTCAGCAGCCTTATTCAAAAACCTTTCAATATACCCCGCTAACAGTTTCTCCATATCCGATAACTCATTAGGCGCCGGCCTTAATGTCCCCCCCATAGGGCCACCCTCTTTTAAAAACGCTGCTTGTGCTTGTGCTATCGATACTGCCATACTTTTATAAATACCCAAAAAAGAAAAACCCCACCATAAAAATGGCAGGGGTAGTAGATAACCTAAAACATCTTGATTGTGAGGCTACAAAGTTAATAAAAAAAGCCGAGTAGAAACCCGGCTCGGAAAAAAAAACATAAATAATGAAACTATAACAAAGTTAATTCTTTTTAGTCATATCTTCCATCTGTTTTCTTTCTAATTTCTGCTTCATTTTAGAATAGGCTAACCCATTAAGGTACTGATATATCGGTAACTCAAAAGCCTGATCTAAAGTGATTCGCTCGATATCTGCGACAAGGGACGTGCTATATATCCATCCGTAATGCTTCGCAAAGACTCTCTCAATACTGCTATCTGGTTCGCTGTCATCTTGCCTTTCAACTCCTCCGAATAAGACAGGGTAACGTCTATCCACTTCATTAATAATTGACAAAAAAAAACGCAAGCATTATAAACAAAAGGAAAGGGAGCATCTAAAAGATCAGTCGCATATTTATCATGGTCCGCTGCATTGTACTTTTTATCAAAGTAAAGAAACCCTACCTTCCTTTCAGGAACCACACATGAAGCCATTATCCTATGTAAGTTCTGAAATAGTCCATCCCCTACAAAAGTCTTTGCTTCAATATACCTTGCCGCCTTAAGTTTATTGACCTCCCAATTAAAACGGTAATATCTGCCATTGACCTTCACACGCTTACGTGCCTCCTTTTTAAAGTCAAACTCAAATAAGTGTTTATACTCATTCAGTTTATCAATGGACCAACTATCAATGACATCTTCAGAATACCCCGTAAGTATTCCGATAACCTTTACCAATTTGTCTAAATCTGAAAGATCTTCTTTGGCCAAAATAGGAAATATCTCTTGATATTGCCTAACCGTAATTTTATTCCAATTCATAAAAAAGAATATTTAACTTGACCGCCTGAATCCTGAACATACATGGACCACGCTAAGGCCAAAGCGTTCACACAGTCATCATGAAGTCCGGGAGGCGCTGTGTATTTTACCCCCGTACCTGTCATCTGATATTCAAAGGATTCTAACTCTGATTTTATAACCCCTTCAGGAAAGATTACCTTCCTTTGATGTATGGCAGCGGATAAGCCCTCCATTAACTGCTGTTTGGATGTGGATGTGTATTTGAATGAATGCACATCACCCCTATCCCTTTGTATGTCCTCTGTAATCGGATCGCCTACACCTGTTGAATCTATCTTTATCGCCGCCTTTGGTAGCCTCCTGATTATTTCTTTCGTTTCGTTCCAGGGCCGTTGAAAGCGCTCAAAATGGCTTACAACACCAAACCTATCTAAACCGATTATGACAGTCCAGTCAAATGACTTAGCAAGATCTATCCCATAACATACGGCAGGCTCATTGGACATTTGACCTGTGCAAATACGGATGTAATCTAACCCGAATGGGTTGGCTACGTTGTCATTGAATTCGGCAAGGTATTCCTGCTTAAATGCTAATTCGGGAAGGTCGCGCCTTGCTGCCTCAATTTCTGAAGGATCTATAAAAGGGTTTGTGATTGTCGGCATTTGCCATGACATCCAGTCCGGCTCATTTGTTTGCCCTCGCATCCATAACTTATAAAAGTCATTCTTACCCTTAGGAGTTGACATAAACCACGCGCTACCTTTCAGATCGGTAAGCGTTGGCCTTATTGCCTCCGTCCAGCTTTGCCATAGGTTACGATTAAATGCCGCCTCATCTATTATGGCTACCTTGTATTTTCGGGAACGGCCTGCAAGAGGATTTTCTAAACTCCAAAACTCAATCGATCCGCCTGTCACTAATTCAATAAACTGATTCTCATGTTTCTTTGATGTAACGGTATTAAGCACCGAATATAGTTCTTTATAAGTCCCTTCGAGTAGTTTATAAAAAGGAGCAAAGTAAGCGACAGGATACCCATCCAATGCAGGCTCACAAAGTAGATTAACCGCCAAAGCAGACTTACCCCACCTTCTTCCGCAATCCAAGACGTTAAATCGCTTTGCCTCTGAAAGTACCTTAAGTTGCCCTGAATGTTCGTTATTGATCTGTATTTTTGGTGACGCGCTCAATAGTTATTTTTGTAATGCCTTCGGTTTTTGCATCTGTTTTATCGACTAATCCATTTAGCCTTGCAGTCAAATTAGGCGCTTTATACCTTCCTGTCATCGTGCCTCCTATCTGATCGTCCTCCCATTCTTTGCGCATACATGATACGACTCCCTTAAAATCTGCATAACTTTCATTTGATTGATCAATGTAGTTATGAATATCTAATCCTTTATTCCTGAAACACCACGCCTCAAAACCTTGCCTTAAATATGGCTTTTTAACTTCTCTTGTCATTACACCTTTACCTGTTGCTTCCTGAATATAGTCAGGGTTTGCATCTACATGGGCTTTATATTCATCCCACCATTGTAGTAATATTTCAGGAGAACTTATCATTTTATATCTGCCCTGTGCCATTTATAAACAATTTAGACCATGAAGTAGGTACGTTGGTATCTTTCACTAACTTATATCCTTTACTTTCAAAGAATGTAACCCATTCGCTTTGTTCTTTAACATTTATATGTCCCCATGCTAAGTCCCAATCAGTCCGCTCTGATGTTGAACTAAATAGGATATATTTTGGAGATATACTTTTAAATAAGTTATTCAATTCTTTATCTGTCATGTGTTCTGCTACTTCGATAAATAACATAAGATCGGTAGTGATAGGCTTGTCTATTATCTTAATTTGTGGCAACTTTTCTGCTATGTAGTCTTTATGTGCTTTAAACTTCTCCCATGCTACAACTTCAAATCCTTCATTCATGAAAGCATAGGAATATACCCCAGTTCCGCATCCGTAGTCCATTACGGTAGTTATGCCTAATCCTTTGACCTCATTAACTGTTGCGTGACATAGATGAACAAAAGCCCCATTATTATGATGTATCCCCGCATCTAATTCAGACTTAAGGAATAAGTCCTCACTTACCATTGAATCCTGTTTGGGTATGTTAACGGTTGTTATGCTCATAAAATAAAATGATATATTAAATCTTTGACTGCATTAAAATAACACCCTGAGCAATATCTGTTTGGCAGCCATTTAGGATCTAATTCCGCTTTGTAAATATGTTCGATCTTTAACTTTATTTCAGCATCGAGGCTCTTTAAATATCCTAACCTAACTGATCCCCAGTATGGTTCCAATTCTAAAAACTTTGCCCGATTCTTAGCGTACTCACTAATTTCAGGGTAATTCGTTTCAACTGTTATTATCTTTTTTGGTCGGCCCATGCTCCTAATGCTGCTGATATTGTGGTGACAAATAGTATTTCCTGTACGATTAAATGGCAAAGATAAATAATTAAACTTAGCCACATTGATAAACACATAGGGCAGTTAAACGGCTTCCTATTGAGCCACAGATACCTTTCGGGCATCCGCCACACATCCATCCATATCCATGCACAAAGTAT